CTACGGCCAACGGTCAAAAGCCGAATGGTTCGTTCAGTGTTTATAGCCTATTCTCGGAGACGACTCATACTGCAGACGAGTGGAATAAAGGCACTGGGTGCTACGAAATAGCCCAAGAAAACGTAACATTTTAAAAATTAAGATAATGAAACGACTGAACAAGGAATCAGATTTCGACTTCTACCTCGACCTGACATCTGTCAATGGGATAAGTCTGACGGATGTGCCGAAGTATCTGGAGGCGGTGTTCACCACCGATGGGTACCGCAGGTACATCGCCAAGGTGGAGGACGGGGAATGCACCAACTGTCTCATCGAGGACGGACGGCTGCACATCATCATGAACAACCACCATCTGAACTCGGGCCGGCTGAAATGTACCGTCACCATCGAGGCCGAGGACGACAGCTATCCCGACGGGAAGAAGAGGCTGGTGTCTCCGCTCTCGCTGGAGCTGGAGCTTGTCAGCGGCCAGGGCGACGAGCCCACCGCAGCCGAGCTGGAGGCGGTGCTGCCCCTCATCAAGGGCGAGCCGTTCACGTGGGAGGACTTCACTCCCGAGCAGATAGCCGAGCTCCAGCGCCCCGCCAATGACATGATCGCGCAGCTGGAGGCCACCGACACAGCTGTCAAGAAGGCCGAGGAGGAACGCGTGACGGAGTTTGCCACCATCAGGGAGGACGCAAGAAAGGCCACAAGCGATGCCAACGCGGCCACCGAGAAGGCCGATGCGGCCACGGCCAGCGTGACGCAGGCGGTGCTCGACATCAGCAAGGAGAAGCAAGCGGCGCTGGAGGCTGCGGCCACGGCCATGAATGCAGCCAATGCCGCGGACACCTCGCGCGAGCAGGCCGACACCGCCGAACTGGAGCGCAAGGCCAACGAGATTTCCCGCCAGCAGGCCGAGAGCGAACGGGCCTCCCAAGAGGAACAGCGCAAGAAGGCGGAGACCGAAAGGGAGCTGGGCGAGCAGGCCCGCGCCGATGCGGAATCGCAGCGCTCATCCTCAGAGGCATCCCGCCAAGAGGCCGAGGACGTGAGGGCCAGCCAGGAATCCGAGAGGGTGGAGGCAGAGAAACTTCGCCGGCAGGCGGAAACATCCCGCCAAGAGGCCGAGCAATCCCGATCCACAGCGGAGCGGACACGGGACGACAACGAGGCGCAGCGCATCGCCAACGAGCAGGCCCGGCAAGAGGCCGAAGGGGAAAGGGTGAAGGCGGAGGCGGAGAGGGCCACATCGGAGCAGGATCGGGAGCGGGCAGAGGAAGAGCGTATCAATGAGTTCAACGCCTCCAAGCAGGCCTGCGACATCGCCACAGACGCCGCGAACACCGCTGCAACCACCGCGAACACCGCGGGCGAGCGGGCCGAGAGTGCCGCAACCCACCAGCCCATCATCCTTCAGAACGCGAACTGGGGAGTGTGGGATATAGAGACACAGCAGTATGTGGATAGCGGCAGCACAGCGCTCGGCTCACTCGTCTATCCCACCTTCGATGTGGAGGACGGGGACTTGATGATAGAGTCGGACACCGAGATACCTGACGGAATGTATGAGGTGGACGATAACGGAGACTTGATAGTAACCATTTAAAAAGAAAAGATATGGCAGATAAGATTAAAATCAATGCTGGGCACGTGGCCGTGACACCCGATGGTGAATACGATGCCACGAAGACCTACCGCAAGCTGGCGGTAGTCCATGCTGGAAACTCCAGCTACATGTCGCGTGCCAAGGACAACACGGGCAATCCCGTCACCGACAAGGACTGGTGGCTGGAACTCGTGAACGGGGATGACGCTGCGGCTGCGGCCCTCATAGCCAACAGCGCTGCGGACAAGGCCACCACGGCCACCGCCAGCGCCAACGCTGCGGCCACCAAGGCCACACAGATGGCGGCGACAGCGAATGCAGCAGCCTCCAGCGCCAACACGGCCACAGAGAGTGTACAGACCTCGCTGGCCGACCTCGAGGCCAAGAAAGAGACGCTGGAGCCTCTTGTGACGGAAGCTGGCCAAGCCATCAAGAACGCGCAGGACGCGCTGGCGCTCGCCACCGAAGGGTTCGAGCCTACGCTGCTCACTCCCGCGGTGATGTACGTGCCCGAGCTGGAGGAAGTGCCCGTAGGGGCCACCGTCAGCGTGGCACCCACCATCTACCCCGAGAGCGCGAACAAGAGCGTGGTGTACGCCCCGCGCACCTTCAACGCGGACATCGACACGGAGGGCAACGTGACCTGCACCGTGGCGGGAAAGGTGAGGGTGAACGTCTACCCCACACAGAACACACAGCTGGCCCGCACGGTGGATATTACCTACCGCGAGCTGGTATCGCGCGAGGCGGAGGACGGAACGGCCCGCGAAACGGAGGATGGAGAAGAGATAGAATGTTAAACTATTAATAGTATTAAGTTATGAAGATTACAGACATGCCTTTAGCTTCCGCACTCGACGGGTCGGAAGTGTTCGAGGTCGTACAGAACGGACAGAGCAAGCAGTGCTCTATCCTTGAGATTATGGCGGCACAGCCCGATGCCAACGGCATCTACCCCGATGTGCCCCTGAACCGAGTTGTCATCAAGCGCTACTCCATGCAGACGTCCACTGTCGCCGCCGTGGAGGGCAACCTGAAGATGATTGACATGCTGGTGGCCAAGTGCTTCCCCGTGCTGCTCGACAGCAACTCACTGCCCGTGGCCTACCTCAACGGCTCGGACATGACGAAGACCGTGGACGGACTGCCAGCCACTCTCGACGACCCCACCATGCAGGTGATGGCGCGGCTGGGCGGATGGTGGCAGAAGTACGAGTACGATGCCTCCACCAACGAGAAACTCATCAAGCTGAGCGTGTACAAGGTGCGCGGCTACCGCTACGTGCGCAGACGCTACCGCGGATGCTTCAACGCCACCGTCTCTGACGGAAAGCTGCTGAGCAACTCGGGCCTTTGGACCACACAGAGCGTAGCCATGCAGAACTACCACACCTATGCCAAGGCAACGGGCGACCACTACCGCGAGATTGCCATCAGCGACCACGAGTGCATCCGCAACCTCTTCTGGCTCATCCACAAGACCTACAACTCGCAGAGCGTATACCGCGGCATCGCGGACGTGTCGAACTGGTCAAAGTTCAGTCAGGCTGGCGCGGGAGGTCAGTCCACTTACGGACAGATGCACAAGACGGGCATCACGCTCGACATCAAGGGCCACGAGGGAGAGAAGGAGATTACCGTCACCTCGCCCGATGACGACACCATGCAAATCACCTGCAAGCCCAACAAGTTCCTTTGGTGCGAGAACGCCATCGGCGGCATGTACTGGCTGTGGGCTACGCAGTATCTGAAGAAGGACGGCATTTGGTACCGCTGCAACGACCTCGACAAGATTGCCTTCTCTGTCACCAACGACTACGAGGCGGTCTGCGAGCAGCCTTCGGGTAGCGGATATATCCTCGAGACCTTCGAGGACACCATGATACCCACCGCTGTCGGAGCCTCAGAGACCACTGGATATGCGGACTATTTCTACCGTCAAACCACTGACACAGCAGGACAAGTGTATGTCCCCGCCCTCGGTGGTGGTGCGGGCAGCGGTGGCTACTGCGGTGTCTCGACCTTGGACTCGGACTACGTGCCTTCGACCTCGGGCGCGACCTTCGGGGGTGCCCTCGCTTCCGATGACCCGACCGACACGACAGCCGAGGGAACGGTAGCCGGATAAACGAAACCGCGCCCCTTTAGGGGCGAAAACCGAAATCGGGGCGAAAGTCCCGTGGGGCTTCCCTTCAAGTCCCCGCCCTCGGTGGTAGTGCGAACAACGGTGGCAACTGCGGTGTCTCGAACTTGAACTCGAACAACGTGCCTTCGAACTCGAACGCGAACTACGGGGGTGCCCTAACTCCTATAAGAAATCGTAACGGAAGGAAAGAGATTTTCTTGATATGAACTTAGGAGGGGAAGTGCCTTGCTAATTGCTCCAATGGAGCCGCCCTGAAAGGGGCGAGCAAAATATGTTACGCTCCACGGTCGGCCAGTAGGGAGGGCGGTTGTACGCTCCCCGGACACCGCTCGTACCCAATGGAAGCGACTTCCATCAGAACGGGTGAAACGATATAGGGATAAAGATACCATGAAAAGAAGGAAGATTGATTTTGAAGAGATGACGTCCTACTGCTCCCTCTACAACGCTTGGGTAAGATGCTCGAGAGGTGACGGGAAGGACAGACGCAGGGACGTCAGAAGATACGCAGTGAACCTGAAGGAGAACCTCCTTCGCTTGCAGCAACGTCTGAGGGACGGAACGTGGGAACCCGACAAGGGACGCACGTTCTACCTTCGGACAGAGGGCAAGATAAGGGAGATTCACACCGTGGGCGTGGAGGACAGAATAGTGCATCAGATACTCGTCAAGGCTTTCAACCTGCAACGGCACTTCGTCAGGCGCACCTTCGGCTCGATAAAGAAACGGGGCACGCTGAGAGCGAACAAGCAGGTGCGGAAAGACCTTCGCACGAGCGGTTACAACTACTGCGTGAAACTCGATGTGAGGAAGTACTATCCTTCCATCGACAAGAACATACTGATAGCGCTTGTCAGGCGCAGGTACAAGGGCGAGGATGCCATAAGGCTTTACGAGAAGGTCTTGTGGAGCTACAAACCCGATACGGACAAGTCCATATCCATCGGCGCTCTGACAAGTCAGGACAGCGGCAACTTCTACCTCACTCCGCTGGACTTGTACCTCCTTCAGGAACTGAAGGTAAGGTACATGTCAAGATACGTGGACGATATTGTCATCCTCGTCAGGGACAAGGAGGAAGGGGAGAGGGTAATCCGAAAAGCCACGGAGTTCGTAAGGACACTCGGCCTCGAGTTCGGGAAGATACTTCTCTTCCCCATCGACAAGCGGAGGATAGACTACTGCTCCTACGCGGTGAACGGAGAGAACGTGCGGTTGAGGACATCGACCAAGCGCAGGTTCATCCGCAAGCTGCGAAACCTTACAAAGCGCCCTCAAAGACCGGAGTACGAGCGTAACTGCGTCTGCTCCTACCTTGGGATGCTGCAATATTGCAACGGATATAAACTTTTAAAAGATTTGAGAAATGAATACCATCAAGTTTTTGACCGCATCGACCGACATGCCGAGAGGTGCGGAGAGCAAGAGAGAGAAACTGCCGGTGCCACAGCCGCAGATGGACGAGTACAGAATATACTACAACCACCGCACAATCGAGCGGGATATAACCGAAGAGGGAACCGGGGAACCCGGGTCCGTGTCGGTACCTGCGGCTGACTTCGTGTCGGTGCAGGCAGACCACGAACCCACCGATGCCGAATGGCGCGAGGTTCTCTCTGAGAACGGCTTTGACGATACCACCATCGACACCATACTTGCCGATGAGGGTTAGCGAGACGGGTGTAGCGTACAGAGGCGGATTCAAGGGGTCGTTCATTGACGTGGGCAACCTCATCGACCACAAGGTCAGGATGGATATTCTCGACTTCACCTCGGACAAGAGCTGCGTAAGGGACTGCGAGGACTACTGCCGTATGCAGATACGTGTTGCGGGCAGGCTGTACGTCACCTGGCACTCTTCGGCCATCCTTACCGACTTCCTGAAGGACTGTCGGGAGAAGGAGCGGACGGACGGGGTGAGCGTGTTCCCCATCGAGGACTGCATGATTACCTTGGGCGACGACAGAGGCTACTACCTCGAGGACGCGCCCGAGGGTTCCGCCATCTCTGACTGTGACCTCGAAAAGATTGTGGGGCACAGCCGAAAACGAAGATAACAATCTTCAGTGTATAACAAAACGGAGCGCCGGGCGGTTTGCCACGGCGCTCTTTTTATCACAAAAAAGCCCGGACGCGCATCACTGCGAATCCGAGCCAAGCGTCATATATGTAAAGTTACTCGTTGAAATATCGTCAATAATTTCCTCCCAGCATGGCCTGTGCCGCCTGCACCTTGTAGGGGTCGGCACCAACCGCGCCTGCATACTGCTCCGAGAGCGGAGCGCCTTCCGTCTGGCCCTGCTGCATCTGCTGCTGCCGCGTCTCGATGTCCTGAAGCAGCTTGTCGGCAAAGGGGTAGTTGCCGTAGCGCAGCACGTCGCTGATGTCGATGGCCCCGTTCGAGCTCTGCCACATCTGCATCAGCCAGTCGTTGATGCGCGTGCGGTAGACGGGAGAGGCCATGCTTTCCTTGATGGATATGCTGTACTCCACATCCCTCACGGCATTGGCGCTGAAGCGTGTAATCTTGTTCTTGTCGTTCGAGCCCACGCTGATATAGCGTCCGTCCTCGTAGAACTGCTGCATCATCTTCACCTTCTTCATGGCTATATCCTCGGTGAAGGAGGAGTAGCGCTTGAGGAAGGCCGCGAGGGAAGTGGTGGCGTTCTGCGTCTCCTGCGCGTAGCGCGAGGCCGACGTACCCGCCGATGGAGTGCGCCCCTGAAGGGCGCCCTGCACGCTGCTCACGCGGTCTATGAGCGAGAGCTGGAGTTGCAGCATCTCGTTCACACCGATGTTGGTGGCGTTGGCGAAAAGCACGTTGGGCCGTTTCTCTGGCTCGCCCGGCTTGTCCTTGAAGATGATCATGCCATCGAAGGAGGTGGCCTGCTCGTAGAACTCCTCGTTCGTCATATTGTCGGGAATGCAGCTCTTGGGCACGATCCACACACCCTTGGCCGAGGAGCGTATCATGAAGTCGTTGATGGTGATAAGTCGGTTGATGTAGCGCTGCTGGTCGATGAAGGTGGAGACGAACGAGTGTATCTCCCCGTTCACCCAGGGCCACAGACGCAGCGTGTAAGGGTGCGAGCGGTGGTAGTAGGGGCTCTCTCCCTCCATCAGCACGTAGCCCGACGGGGTCATGTACTGGAAGTACCAATAGTTGTCTATGAACTTCTCCACGTGGATGAAGGGAATGTCGTCCTCGGCTATTCCGTACTCTCGGGCCAGCTCGATGCGGCTGCGGTTCTCGGCCTCCACATCCTTGATGTCCTCCAGCTCTATCTTGTAGCGGTCACCGCTGTTCTTGTCCCAGCAGCGGTAGCGCTCCTTCGTCTCCTTCGTCCAGATTTCGTACACGCGGTACTTCGAGTCGTCCGAGGGCTGGTAGAAAGATACGTTTCTGATGTTGTACTTGTCATTGACCTGCTGCATCGAGGGCATGTTGTCCATTTCGTACCGTGGGCTGTCGCCCTCCCCGAAGTACAAGCGCCTCAAGTCCTCCACACCGATGCCGCTCTTCTCGGTGCAGAAGGTCGAGATAAGGGTTCCGCGGTCGAGGTCGTACATCTGCCCGATCATCGTCAGGTCGTTGTTGCGCGCGTCATATCCTCCCTCCCAGGCCATGAAGTAAGGGTTGGGAAAGTCGGTGTACGAATCGAGCACGTCATCGCGGTACTCGTAGGCCTCTCGCGCTGCCACCGCTCCCGAGACCTGGAACTCCTCGATGCCGGCCGTAAGCATGTCGGGCATCTTGTTGATCTGCCAGTTGCATTGCAGGGCGGTGGACATCATGTCGCCCACGGCCTGGTCTTCGCGGTTGCGCGCGTAGCACACGGGCTCGGTGTCCTGATTGGCGTAGAGGCCGCTCACGGAGTTCACCAGCGGACGTATCACGTTGTTCACAAGGGGTATGTTCCCTTTCGAGCGAATCCATTCCTTCTCGGTAATCTCATGGCCTCGGAAGGGTATCGTGTCGCTCCATTGGTCTCCGTAGACGTAGCGGAGCGCGCGGTCCCGGCTTTCCCTGAAGTCCGAGAGATTCTGCCATGCGGTATAGAAGCGGTTCAGCAGCGCGGGGTTATAGTGCCCGTACTGCTCCTTCCGCCTGCCCACGCTGTTCACCCAGCGGGATGCGGCATCAACCTTCTGTCTTGAATGAAGTTTCATATCTGTAGCTTTTTAGGGCAAAGTTCGTCATTCGAAGTGCCGCTTTTTTCTATGATTGCATGTAAGGGCCTTCGCGCAATCATAGAAAAGACTTGCCCCCCAATGGCTTTCCTTTGCATAAAAAGACGAATATGAGCAAGGAAATAACGATAACAAGGAGCGCCATCGTGAGCAAGGTGAAGGCCTACGTGGGCGTGTTCGCCCGCGATGCGGTGAACGAGAACGGCGACTCCATCTATGACATCCTGCGCATCGAAGACCGCGACGACGAGGTGCTGCGCCTGATGTACAACGACGCGGCCGGTGCCGTGCTCGCCCCCATGGGCGACTACGTATCGGGCAAGACCGACGACAAGCTCACCATAAGCATGCCGGTCAGATGCAACGAATACCTTTTTGCTGACGTCGGCAATATGGTGGAGCTGGCGCTGGTGAACCGCATCACCGCGCAGTGGTTCGACCTGAAGTACCCTCCCAAGGCGGAGCAGTTCTACGCCCGGGCCGACGAGGCGGTGAAGAGCGCCGTGGAGAAGCTGTTCTTCAAGATGGAGCCGAAGAGGAAGAGCTTCGGCACAACATGACATTAACGTAAAAACATAACGATATGGCTGATATAACAATCACACTGTCAAGGGGCGACATCGTGCTGCGCGCCAAGGACGAGACCTACCTCTCCTCGAGGGCCTTCCTCGTCACCGAGCAGGCCAACGCCAACGCGCGCTACGAGATGCAGGCCGACGAGAAGGACACGCACGAGAGGAAGCTGCTGGCCTCCATCCGCAACGCGGTGGCCGACCTGAAGTCCAAGCTCAACGAATATCTCATCAGCGGAGACGTGGACTCCAGCAAGGACACCGTCACGCTCACCGTCACGCCGCCCGAGGGTTTCAAGGGCAGCTACCGCACCAACGTCATCGCCGTGCTGGCTGAGGAGTACATCACGCGCCGGGTCATCGCCGAGTGGTGGGACGCGAACTACCCCTCGCAGGCGAAGAAGTACGACGCGCTGGCCCTTGCCACCATGGAGCAGCTGAGAAACGCCTTCTACTACAAGGGAGAGGCGACACGTAAAACATTCAACTCGTAAGGACTATGGAACTGGACATACAACTTTCAAGAGGCGACTTGGTGCTGAAGGCCAAGGACGAGACGTACCTTGCCGTGCGCACGCACCTCGTCACCGAGCAGAGCAACGCCAACGCGCGGTATGAGATGCAGGCCGACGAGAGGCAGACCCACGAGAGGAAGCTGCTGGGCTCCATCCCCTCCGCGCTGGCCCGCCTGAAGGCCGTGCTCTTCCGCTACACCGTCACCGACACACTCACCGACACGCAGGACGATTTCGAGGTGAGCCTCATCGTGCCTGACCGCTTCCACCAGGAGAGGCAGGAGGACGTCAAGCGTATTGTCTCGCAGTACATCTACCGCACCATGGTGTCGGAATGGTGGGAGGCGAACTATCCCAAGTACGCCGAGACCTACAAGACCAGCGCCGCGGAGTGTGAGATAAGGCTCCAGATGCTGCTCTCGCAGTCCTATCCCGTCGTGACGCGCGTAAGGAACACCACGGCCACGCTCTCGCCCGACAAGAGGCACATCTTCGTGGACACCACCCTCTGTCTGGAGGAAATCATGGACGACGTGCACTCCGAGATTCTTTCGGTGTCGCTGGCAAGCGCCAACGACAAGGGCATACCCAACCTTGCCATGCAGACGGACGAGATACTGGGCGCCTCGCAGCTGGAGCGCAGCATCAAGCGCCACGCATCCCGCATCGAGGGCCGCATGGCCGCGTACATCGCGGAGCCTCCCGAGACCAAGCCCGACATTTCCGAGCAATGGCTCGACCCTATCCGCTACTGCCTGAACATGCCCGCCACATGGGACGCAAGGCAGAAGGGGCGCATCGCCGACGAGCTGCAGAACTACATCGTGCTGCACACCGTGGGCGACTATCTCTCGCTTTACAACGCGAACACCGGACTGGCCTACACGCAGAGAGCCGAGGAGGCCGGTGACGAAATCAAATACATACTGACCATGAGGAAGCCGGGCACATACCGGCGCCCTCTGCAACCCTTTTAGACTATGGAGGAAAAGAGAAACAAGGTACCGGGCAGCGGACGCTCGGCAGGCACGCCCAACAAGGCCAAGAAACGCCTTCAGGAATGCATCGGAATGCTGCTGGAGGACAAGTTCGACGAGTTCAAGTCAATGATGTCGCTGCTCAAGCCCAGTGAGTATTGCCGCACGTATGTGGACTTGCTCAAATACAGCATCCCCGCCAAGCAGGCGGTTGCCGTCAAGGACGAGACGGAGGAAGGCAAGCGCGCCGCCTACGACATCATCATGCGGCTGCGCAAGGGAGAGATAGACAGAATGCCCGACAACATCATGCTGCCGGGCAATGTGGAGAACGGAGAAGGGGAAGGAGCCCCGGAATCGGAATAGGAGGGCGGAAAGATGGGTACGTTGCAAGCTGACATAGACCAGTTGGGAGTGGTGGCAATCATCCTCTTTGTAGAGTATGTGCTCGTGCTGCTGGCCGTCTTCGCCGACCTTTGGTCGGGAGTGAGGAAAGCCAGGCAGAGGGGAGAGGCCCGCACTTCGTATGGGTTCAAGCGCACGGTGGACAAGCTGTGCCGATACCTGAACCTGATGATCATCCTTACCATCCTGGACCTGATGCAGATTGTGGGGATATGGTACATCGACCACTATTACGGGTACAGCATGCCGGTGTTCCCCGCCGTGACGCTCATCGGGGCGCTCTGCATCGGGGCCATCGAGATGAAAAGCATCTGGGAGAAGGCCGACGACAAGGTACGCGACGACTACCACCAGCTGGCCGTGCTGCTGGCCGAGATGGCCAAGAACCGCAAGGACACGGCCAAGCTGACGGAGATTGTGGAACGGTATATGAACGGAGGGAAGGACGATGAAGGCAAGTGAGGCGCTGAAGGCGCATATCAAGGAACGCGAGGGCCTTTCCTTGAAGGCCTACCCTGACGACGGGGGCGTATGGACCATCGGCTACGGACATACGGGCGGTGTGAAGAAGGGCGACCTCATCACCCTTCAGACCGCGGAGGACTTGTTCGGGCGCGACCTTGCGGAGTTCGAGGGCTACGTGAACGGCCTCGGCCTGGAGCTGACGCAGGGCCAGTTCGACGCGCTGACGGACTTCTGCTACAATCCGGGCATCGGCAACCTGCGATCCAGCACGCTGCTGAAAAAAATCCGTGCCGGCCGTCCTTCCTCCGAGATACAGAACGAGTTCCGCAAGTGGAAGTACTGCAAGGGAAAGGTGCTGGCAGGCCTCGTCAAGAGACGGGAGTGGGAGGCACAGATGTGGGTATCATAAAACTTATTCGATATGGAAGAGGAAACGGTTGAACAGAGACTGGCCGCGCTGGTCATATTATGGCTGATATGGCTGGTGCTGATGGCCCTCTCGGGATGCGCGCGCAAGCAGTACATCCCCGTGGAGACCAAGATAACGGAAACGAGGGAGGTGCGTGACACCTTGGTGGAGGTACGTCTCGTGGAGCGCCACGACTCGGTAAGCCTGGCCAGTGACACGGCGTCATACCTCGAAAACCCCTACGCCTACTCGTGGGCGAGATACGAGGGTGGCTCCCTCCATCACTCCTTGGGCACGCGGAAAGGAAGCGTGCTGGAGGTGGAGGTGCCCCAATATACCGAGATAACACGAAAAATCGAGGTCCCGAAGATTGTGGAAGTGGAAAAATTCCTATCTTCGCGGCAGAAATGCTGGATAGCGCTCGGCAAGGTGTGTGCGGCCAGCATCTTCGTGAACTTGGTATTAATCGCCATACTCGTATGGATAAGGAAGAAAGGAGGGGGACACTGACAATACATGAAGAATAAGAGGGAAGTGGGGAACGGTGAGTAGAAGCGCCGTTCCCCGACATGGTTCCCTTAACCGCTCAGGAAATGACAAAAGTGTAAGTCCGACGGGTTTGTTGCTATGCTCTATAAGTAACAAACCTATCGGACTTTTTGTTTATGGAATACGAATCCATCCTTACCGCCATACTGGACGCGTTCGGCCTTGACCGGCACTCCGTCCTGCACTCCAACCGCCAAGACTGCGTGGACGCACGCTCCGCGCTCGTACATATCCTCGTGGGCATGGGCTACACCGAGCGCGGTGTGTCACGCCTTACCGGCTTCTCCCAGCAGAGGGTGAACCACCTGAAGAACGGCTTCCGCTACCGCAGGGGCTACGAGCTGACAATGAACTTACAAACTGTTTACAAACGGATATTTGGCAAAGAGGGCGCGTCTTGCGATATTTGCCCTACGGTCAATATTGGCCGCGACTAACAATTCACTATCATGTCAGAAACAGAAAAGATTTATTGCTGCGAGCGCCCGAACAACGACTTGGCGCTGGCGGCTCTGATGGGCGGCAAGCAGCACACCGACCCCATGGCGATGGCCGCGATAATGAACGGGGGCATGGGAGGCAACTGGATGAACAATCCCTTCGCCTACATCATGTTCATGATGCTCTTCCGCCAGTTCGGAGGCTGGGGCGGCGAGGGCGGCGCGCAGGGCCAGCAGAACATCGAGATGCAGAACCAGCTTGCGGCCATCCGCTCGCAGCTCTCCGACAACCAGAACTCGGGCCTTGTGATGGAGGCCATCAGGGGCAACGCCACGGCCATCGGCCAGCTGGCGCAGACGCTCAACTGCGACTTCGGGGCCTTGAACAATGCGGTATGCGACGTCAGAGCGGGCATCGACAAGGTGGCCGGTCAGGTGGGTTTCTCCTCGGAAAGGGTCATCAACGCGGTGAACCTTGGCGACAGCTCGATTGTTAGCAAGTTGCAGGAGTGCTGCTGCGAGAGCAAGACGGCCATCCTCGAGATGGGCTATCAGAACCAGCTCGCCAACTGCCAGCAGACCGGCGCGCTCACCAATGCCATCAACGGCAGTGCAAACGCCGTTCAGAACAACCTCACGCATTTGGGCTTCGGGATGCAGCAGGGATTCACCAACCTGGGCAACATCACGCAGCAGGGATTCTCCAGCATCGGCTATGCCACCCAGCAGCAGACGTGCGAAATCCTGCAAGGACAGCAGGCCTCGACGCAGCGCATCATCGACACTCTTAACTGCCACTGGAACCAAGACCTCCAGCAGCGCTACAACGACGCGCGTCTGGAGCTATCGCAGCTGAAGCAGAACGAGACCCTTATCGCGGCGCTGAAGACGACCACCACCGCCTGATGATGAGCGGGGCGCGGCACTTACTCTGCGGGTTGCCGCGCCCTTTTTACCAACCCATAAAACGACTGAACGATGAAATTCAACGATGTAAAGAGCGGGTACAGAATATTCCTGCTAGACAAGGCTTCCATGAAGGTGAGCGAGGCCAAGGTGACGGCCGTGGGCCTTCCCTATCCCGAGCCGATGAAACCGGGCCAGCTGGCACAGAGCATGAACCGGCTGGTGGACGTAACGATAGACAACGGGGAAGGGCCGCACGTGTATGCCATACCCGAGGGGGCGGACGTGACCTATGCGGGTGACACCGTGCTGTCGGTGGACGCCGAGGGCATCCTGCGCGAGGTGCGGGCCATGAAGGCCCATGCCGAAGAGTCCCTATCCAAGATGGACGGGCACAAGGAGTGCATACAGTGCTGCGACACGATAATCTCAGAGCTTGACACCTCCTACAAGGAGAAGCGCGAGCTGGAGGGCAGGCTGTCGGGTGTGGAGAGCACGGTGAACGAGCTGAGGGACGAGCTGCACACATTCCTGAAGGAGATGCGGAAATGAGCTTGGAGGACTTTATCGAAATGGCCGACGGCCTGACGTATGCCGAGTTCTGCCTGGCCCTGCAATCCCTTCACGCGCAATCATAGAAGTAACGAGCCCGTGAGTTGGTTAGTTTTGCGAAAACTAACATTTTAAAAACATCATGGAAGAAGATAAAAGACGAAAGCTTTATGATGCCTTGAATAGGGAATACGGGGACAACTTCTCCACATTCGACAACTTCAAGGAGGGATTCAAGGACGAGAGCGCCGTGCGGCGTTCCTACGGCCTGCTGCGTGACGCGGGCATCCCCGGCACTTGGCTGGGCGACGAGGACACGTTCGTGGGCAAGTTCGTGAACAAGGCCCCCTCGGGCACCAAGGACTACGGCAACGTGTCCGTCAAGCCGGGAGACAATTTGCCGGGCCGCGACGGCGTGCAGGAAGATGCCGTAGCCATGTGCCGCAGTTACGTGGACAAGATGCAGCAGGCCCGCCAGGCCGAAGAGGCCCGCCGGAAGGCCGAAGAGGAAAAGCGTCAGGCCGACATGCAGGCCAAACGGCAGGACGAGACCAAGGCCAACACGAACAAGGATTATGTGATGAGCCACGAGCGCCCCGAAGGGTTCGGCAAGAGACGCGACAACCTTCTGGACCTCTCGCTCGGGGAGCAGGGCAGAGACCTGCCCGAACTGGGCGACGATGCCGGGAAGATCAACGAGCGCATCAAGGCGGTGAACAGATATTACAAGGGCCAAGACCCCGACAAGCTGACGGGCAACGAGTTTGACCGAGTGGACGGAAATCTGAAGAAGGCCCGCGAGGAATACGACAAGGCGATGGACGAGAACAGCCGCGCCACAAGCGACCCCAAAGAGAGGGAGCGCCGCTATCAGGCCAAGGAGAAGAACATGCTCCGAAGAAAGTATATCTCCGCGGCCGAGGACTTGATGGACGAATCCAAGCGGCTCATGAACGCCGTGAAGAAAGGCAAGGACGGCACCATGC